TCCGCCCGAAACGCCGCATGTGTTCGCAAATATGGCTACCAAGCTCCTGGGCGCTGAAGAATCAAAGGATATCTCGCGCAGATATACGGAAGTTGTAAATCTCATTGACAAGTGGCGCGCGCATTCATGAGTGCGCACTTCTCTCTTTCCATTCGTCGCGGCTCCTATCGTCGCGCGCTTCCATTCGTCGCGGCTCCTATCGTCGCGCGTGCTTTTTTTGCTCTTAGAAGCGCGCGCACTCGCACATAATATACTCAACAATGTACGAAGACCTATCTGATTCCGAAAAACGCACGTTCTGGCTCAAGTGTGGCGCGCGCAATGGCGATTACGCACTATGCGCGCGCATATTAGAACAAGGTTCGCACGAATATGACCTAATGTTGCGAAAAGCCGCACGTGGAGGTCATCGCGCGATTTGCGAACTCGCGCTTTCGCGTGGCGCGCGCGATACGACCGGTATGTTGTACTATGCTGCGCGCGGAGGTCATCGCACGCTTTGCGAATTCGCGCGCGATTACGACTCAACGCAACGTGGCGCAATTCGCGTGTCTTTTTGCGATTATAATGTAATGTTACATGGCGCGGCGCGGGGTGGTCATCGCGCGCTTTGCGAACTTGCGCGCGAATGGATGCACGATCAGGATTGTGATTATGACTTAATGTTACAAGGCGCAATGCAATTCGGTAGTGCTGAACTATGTGATCTCGCGCGATCGTGGGGCGCGAGAAACCTAGCGAGCGACGCGAGAGATCCAACGAGCGACGCGATCGACGCGATCGACGCGCTAGAAGAAGCAGCACTCGCGGGTAATTGCGCGCTCTTTGAAACCGCATGGGCACACAAATCGCGCGATAACGCGCGCGTTATTGCCGCAATCGCGCGCGGAGGATATCGCGCAATCTGCGAGCTCGCGCGCGAATTGGGAATACTGAGCGCGGATCGTTTATTGCGCGAAGCAGCGTTCTTTGGTGATCGCAATCTATGCATTCTCGCGCGATCGTGGGGCGCAACGGATTTCAATGGCATGCTCCATAACGCGATGCGCGCGGGACGTCGCTCAATTTGCAAACTCGCGCGCGCATGGGGCATACTTGATTATAACAAAATGCTTGCTTTGGCCGCGCGCCTTAATCTCCCATCATGCTGCGAACTCGCGCGAGATTGGATGTTAGATGATCCACAGAACTCACCAGCACCGAATTTGGAACGTATGTTATACAATGCCGCCCTCGGTGGTTCGCGCGAATGTTGCGATCTCGCGCGCAAGTGGAGCGCGCGCGGATCGTTGAATTACGATCAAATGATACTAGGCGCGTCACATGGAGGTCATCGCGAATTGCGTGAATTTGCGCAATCTCTTCTAGAAATATCACCTCCCATATAATCATGGAACCAATAAGTGTACTCGTTGATGATCGCGAGCGCGCGATCATTGCTGAATTGGCGCGCGATCGCGCAGAACCATGCTGGTGGGAATGTAAGCGCCTACCGCGCGCGGATTACGTATTTTGCAATCCACAAATGGCATTTATGATGGTAGAGCGCAAAACATACGAAGATTTCGCGCAATCAATCAAAGATGGTCGCATGGAGAATCTCGCGGCGCTTATTGAGATATGCGGCGCGCGCGGAGAATGTCGCGGTACGATAGTTGCACTCTTGCTTGAGGGCGCGCGCCCCACTGACGATAACGCGCTCATTTGCGGTATACCATTCGCGAATATCCGCGCGAAACTTGATCATCTGTGGATGCGCGATGGTGTGCATATTGTGGAAACACTAAACGCGCGCGATACTGCACTTCGCTTGCACTCATTGCTAATCAATATGAATTCATGGGTCAACAATCGCCATTCCGCGCCAATTGCAGCGCCATCGACAGGCGCGGCACTTATGCGCGCGACTGAGAAATCGCAAGAAGAGATTGTGTATCTTATGTTCAGGCAATTCCCTAGCATTGGTCCAAAATCCGCGCAGGAATGCGCGAAATCTGGCCATTCAATCGCAGATGTCTTCCTAGCGCCCGATCAGAATCCACTATTCGCGCGCGCGGCCGCGAAATATGCCGCGAGCGCAACACCATTAGCCATTGATGTGGAGATTCTCACGCGCGTTCCACACGTATCGCGCCAATTCGCGCGCGATGTCTTGCTATGCACTCCTGATGGTACTGTACGTCCGTTGGCGATACTTTGTCGCATGTCGCAGCCTGAGATTATCGCGATTTGCATACGCAAGGGAAAAACAATGCATACGATCGCCAAGAATCTCTTTACATATTTACATTATCGCGCGCGTTCGTGAGCATGAATATATAGGAGATCAATGGAATCGCGCATTACTGCAGAAATTGACGCGAGCGCATTCAAGAATGTCCTTGCGGAACACCAAGCGAATTTCCGCGATTTTTTGCGCGCGCAAGAGATTATCAAAAAGTACATTGAGACGCACGATTGCATCCTTTACGGTGGAACTGCAATTGACTACGCATTGCGCTTGCGCGGAGATAGTATTTACGCAGAGAGCGATCTACCTGACTTTGATTTCTGGTCACCAACTCACATTGAAACCGCGCGCGAGATTATTGATATTTTGAGCGCGCAAATGCCAGGTGTAAAGGTGTATGGCACGCGCGCAATGTTCGTGCGCACAATGCGCGTAAGTGTGGGCGATAATGGGTGGGTTGCGGACATTAGTTATGTGCCGCGCGAGATATTTGATAAAACGCCAGTTCTGGTATTCAATGGAATGCGCGTGGTTCATCCGCATTTCCAATTCGGCGATTTGCACGCAAGTCTTGTGTATCCGTACGATAATGCGCCGCGCGAAGTAGTGTTCTCGCGATGGAAGAAAGATATCGCGCGCTTTAATAAGCTCTTTACTGCATACCCATTTGATATTGATCCATCTCCTTCGCGCATTTTAACGAAGCAAACTGCGCTTTCGCGCGAAATCGTGTCGCATTCTCTCTTGCATGGGTTCGCGGCTTATTCGCTCTATTACAACGCGCTCGCGCCAGATGATCCAGCAATTCCGCAAGCGCGCGCACCAGTGATCGAGCGCGACACACTTCTTGTTGATGTGCCATATGACACAATTGAGATTGTTGCACATCGCGACGTTATTCGCGCGCACAGCTTAGCGAAGAATCCGCGCCGTTTCTATCCATTGCTTGATTTACTTGAAGCGTCAACGGTCGCGAATGTTGGATCCGCGACGCTCATTGCGTTTACATCGTATGGGCGCCTTGCTAACTATAATAGCTTTACACTAGATAACGGCGCAAAAGTGCGCGCTGTCAGTATCCATGGTTTGCTTAAATACTTCATTGCGTGCTACTTGCGCGCGAAATATTTCGCGCATACTATTGTGCTTCCAGTAATTCCCGCGCATGTTTATCTTACGTATTATCTCGCGTGCATTGCGCTAATCTCGCGCGCGCGAGGTACGAGTTCCGAGTATCTCTTTGAACCTACACTAACTGTCTTTGGAGAGTCGTCCGTCCCTTTGTACGATCTTATTTCACTTCACGCGGATATTACGCGCATTATTGGCGCGGACGGCAAACTCGCGCGCGACATCATACTTCCACCAAAAAATATTCGCGCGACATCTTCGCAATCAGAAAAACCAGTGCCATTTGCGTACGATACGTGCGAATTCCTGCGAATTTCTGGCGAAGAATCACTTGTGGATTAGGAATGGCGCGTAATTCATAATAAGACGCGTAATCGCGCGATGTCCGCGAGCGCGCGCGCACGAACAACATTCAAGAATGAATGTGCTATCCATTTCAACAGCATCGCGCGAAATATTGCAAATATGAAGCGCAAGGCAGTAATCGCCGTGTATGCACGCGCGCAGCAAAACTTCCCGAATACGCATATCGCGCTTCACAACGCGCTCTTCGTACGGAATCGCGCGCGCATACGCAAGAATGAGCGACGATAGCAAATACGGTAGAATTCCAGAGCGCCGCTGCGACATTACTAGAATCGCGTCAAATAGCGCGTGCTCGCTCAATTGCTCTTCCGCATTATCCAGTAGCCATCTCACGTTCTCATCGCGCGCGTTCGCGACTGCCATGGCAAGGCATCGCGCGTAGTTTATCTTACTTAAATTCGCGCAATATCGCAGGAGATATTCAATTACATCTGTCCCTTGGCGCTCAAAGCTCGCGTACACTGCGTTATGTGCGCATACTTCGCTAATCGCGCGCGGAATCGCGCGACAACACTCTAGAACTACGTTGATGGCCTGAACGCGCCCTGAATGGCACGCACCGACAAAACATGCATTGCGATATCCAGAATCCGCGCTAAAATCGCGCGCATTATAACTAATGAAACTTGTGATTGCCTCAGCGGAAAGGGTAGAGCAAATGTGCATTGCATCACCCCAAATGGAAAGTTGCGCGAGACCAGGAGTATCTTGACATTCCATCTTAGTATTCTAACGCGCGAAATTCATATTTGTGCGCGCGAAAAAAGAAAACTTCTCTCTCATCTCGCCCCTATCTACACCCCGAGATCGCGCGCTATCTGCATGTTCTGATCGCTCAGATCTGCAGCGTTTGCGCGCAATCCCAATGAGCGCAGAGTGCACGCGAGCGCGCGCACATCCCACGCTTTCCACGAACACGTCACGCTAATTGCCTCAGAGACAATTTTCGCGAGTTCGCGATCAAAGCGCGCGCGCGTTTCCGGCGTGAATGGCACTGTTGGACGCCCACCGCGCGCGCACTGCAGGAAACGCGAGAGGATCGGTACGTTTCCGCACGCGATCGCAATGCGCGCCCACGATGCGAGATCACCATAGTAAATCTCGCCGGCTTCGCGCATTGCGCGATTGATCCGCGCGAGGTTACCAGCGCGGATCATGCCTGGGATCGCGCCCACGAAACACCCTTCGCGATTGAACGTTCCGTGCGTCTCAAAGAACTTCATCAGTTCTTCGTTCCACGTTTCGATCGCAATCATGAATCCTTGCGACGCGCGCGTCGCTGTTTCATGTTCGTCATCGCCTTCGCAATGATCATACATTTCGCGCACGAGCGCGAGTTGACCGTTGTAACACGCGCCTTTGAACGCGGAGAAGAGCGCAGAGTACACTTTCGTGCCCAATGCGCGCAACTCCTCGGTACGCGCCAGCGCGTACTCAATGATCACGCGATTTCCGCTTTTGCATGATTCAAAGAGAATCGCGCGCAAACATCCATCTTTGTCATCAGGGCGCGCGTCATCGTAGAGCACGCGCACGACGTCGAGGCGCGAGTCCTGAACTGCGCGCGCGAGTGCGCAAGTCCTTTCGTATATGGAGTCCATAAACGACAGGCAGTACGCAATTTCACTCTTGGAGTGAGTTTCGCAAGCTTTCGCAAGGCGATCAGTTGTCATAATGATATGATTTATTTATCGCGCGCAGATTCATTTTTTTCGCGCACCCAAAAGATGAATTCGCGCGCTCTCTGATATATGATGATGGCATCACAAATTCGCCCCACGCATCCCAATCTTGCCTTTGTTTGCGCACACATTGGTAAGGCTGCTCCAACTGAAATGGACATGGAACTCGCAATATATGAGGCATGTAACCTCGGGCGCGCGGATATCGTGCGCGCGATTTATGGACACATCGGCGCATTCATTTATGCGCCGAAAATCGCGCGCACAATTTTCGAAATTGGATGTCGCATAAATAATCAAGATCTCATTAATTTCGCGCTCGCATGCTGGCGTGTAACTGGGCGCAAATTGGAGTATCTCATTGGTGACGGATTTCTAAGCGCATGTAATGGTGGGCATATTGGGATCGTGCGCGAAATGCAAGCGCTTCTTTCAGATAACACAACGTGCGGACCATTGGGGTACAGGATTGCGATCACGCGCGGTGACACTGCGCTCATGCAATACTTTGAGGCAAGTAATGCAGATTGCCGCATCTCTTGTTACATAGGCGCACTGCCAATGATCATTGAGAGTGGAGATTATGAGCGCGTGCGCGCGGCAATCGCAATAATAGATACACAAGAGACCGAAACGCCAGATTGGCTCACATGTTTGCGCGCCGCACTGAATAACCCAATTGAGCCTATTCTTGAATTAATACGCGACCGGCTACATCCAGATGTCATTCAACACACACGCGCGAATTACGTGGTTCCGCGCTTTCAGACACTATGCAAGGGTCCTGCGCTCCATTTGCTTCGCTTTGCGCGCGCGATTTGCTCATTTGGATGGACTATTACCGCAAATGATCTTCAAGATCATAATGAGCTAATTGAGATCGCGCGCGATCTGAGATGTTTGGCTGAGTAAGATATCTTTTTCCGCGCGAAAACTTGAATTCGCGCGCATTGATATACAAAATGACCAACACCTCGGCCAAAGATCTCAAGCTCGCGTGCTTCCTCGTGCGGATTTGCGAAATCGGATCTACGGACATCATGCGCGCGGCATTGCGGCAATTAAGTCCATCACATAGTATCGTGCGCACCGCGCTTAAACATGCAGTCAAAATTGCGCGCGATGAAATTGTGCGCGTGATTTTTGAATGCTATAGTGGCGATACTGAGTTACGTAGCGATCTTCTTGTAGACATGTGTCGTTGCGCATGCAAAAATAATCGGCGCGAATTCATTGATTACGCGATCCAAATGGATGAAACAATAACTGCCGAAGCAATCGGGAATAACTCGGATGTTCCCGCGCAAAAATGGTTTTACCAAGGATTTCTTGCCGCATGTTCGCGCGGCAACATTGAGCTTGCGCGCGAAATGTTCGGCAAACTCAATAGCGTAACCAAGTCGCAACATAATTGCGGGGCCGCGGGATATAGTTGCGCAATAGAAACTAACAATGATACAATGCTCAGCTATTTTGATACGCACACCGAGTATGGCATATTTGATCGCGCGGATTGTTATGAGCGTGCCCTTCCGGGACTAATTCGCGCGCAAAATGTTGAGAGTGTAGAGCGCGCGCTCCATATCGCGCCAGCGCGCGATTCGGAGGATGCACGCGCGCTACTTTATCTCGCATTGCAAACAAGCAATCCCGCGCTTATTAAGTGCATTTGCGCGCAAGATAGTGGATACCTTACAACACTCAATTTGTATTTCGAAAATGAAATCGCGCACGCGGACGCGCTAATCGCGCGCGACTTCGTGCGCATGGTACATTGTGACCTTCAAATGCGCCTAGATCCCGCGCAAATCGAAAATGAGCGCATTGCACAGCTCGCGCGCGATTACGAACTTTTGGACGTGTAATGCGGTTTTTTTGCGCACAAAAAAGCACGCGCAACGATAGGATCCGCGACGAATGGAAGCGCGCGACGTCATTGTCGCGTTTGCGCCACATGCCGCGCGTAATCTATTATCTCCTTCCCATTGTCGAAATCTATGAGTGCGGAAATTATCTCCTCCCATGATTCCTCTCCAACCACTGCGCCCCATCGCGCATCAAAGTAATCAATAATCCAGCGCGATCTAGATGGCGCGCACCAAAGAATCGCACACACTGTTCGCGGACCAATAAAATCGGGATCATAACGACAAATAGCCATCATATTATCCTCGCATGACCGCGCGCACGAGCGGTCATGGATAGATTGAATCCGCTGTGCAAACATCAACCGATCACCAAATTTGTAGGATCGCGCGCGCCCGTACGCAAGTATAATGTCGCGCGTCTTCAACCGCCATTCATTAGTTAACGCGCGTATTACTAAATCTCTCCATAGTGTTTCTCGGATCTCGTGCAGATTCATATCTAGGATCGCAATCATGCGCTCGGTCGCGCAAACATCCACGCATTCCATTATCGCGCGCTCATACCATCTAATGTTCGCGTCGAAACGGTAATGCGCGCTACTTGCGATCAAGGAAATCCACGCGCGCGATGATCCGCGACATAGTGTCGCAGTAAACGCGGATTCAATCGCATCGAACGCACATTTTCCGCGCGCGATAATTGATTGCGCAAGTTCTTGATAACCACCAATGCAAGCAGACTCAAAAGCAGTGCCATGTAGATCATTAATTGTGCGCCAATGCTCGCACTGCGTGAGTATGGCGTTAACAAGATGCGCGTGGCCATTTTGCGCCGCATGCTCTATTTCCATTCTCTTATTTATGCGCGATCGCGCGCATTGCAAATATCTATCAAGAATAATTGAACCCGCATCGCCACATGCGCGCGTTATCGCATCAGCAATGCATATTCGGCCACCTGCGTGCGGCGCATGCACTTTTTCAAAATACTGCGCGGCTACTACTATTGCGCGATTTTCGCGCGCGAACATTTCATTGCGCACAATCGCGGAAACAAAAAGGAATTGCGAGATGTCAGCAGGGACTAAGAAAGGATAAATCTGTGCGCAGAGATAGTAATCCATTATTTTGTATTCGCGCGATTCATTTTTTTACTCGCGCGACCAATTGATCCGCAAGACATTGCATCTTATCTTGGCCATAATGGTATGTGCACATGTAATCAATAATCTTTTCTTCGATTCCAGGTATACAAATCGCGCGCGCTTCTTCGAAAAGCATTCGCAAATGTTCTACGCGTACGATTGGGAGGATCTCGCGCGATCCAAATATTCGCGAAATGTAATTCTTGTCTTGCAACGCGCGCCGAAGTATCGTACGCGATGCGTACTTAGTAAACCACATGCATACGCGCGAACTCTCAAAAAGAGTTGGATTCACGTTTATTGTGCGCGCGATTAATTCACAATCATCGCGCTTAAGAAGGTGTGGAAGCGCCTTTAGGGGAAACATATCTTCTTGACTAATCTTGTACGCGCGCGCCAGTTGATTGCATAGTGTATCTATGTGTCCACCCTTTAGTGCCGCAAGATAGAAATCACGGCTCGCCCGATAATCTATAAAGATCATCTTTAGGCGCGCGAGTCCCTCTTGTGGCGGATGGTCGCAATCATAAAGTGATCGCTGGAACAAGTCAATCAATTCCGCGCAACCTCCGCGAATTGCGCCATGTAGCGCGGAATAGTAACCACACGTGATCGCGCCAGAGTACATCTTGGCTTCCATGCGCGCCATAAGTTTGCGCGCAAGCGCGACGTGACGCGCGCGACACGCATTTTTGATTGCGGTGATCATAACATCAGGAAAATTCGCACGGGGTGTGCGCGCGAAGAATTGCTCTACAAGAGGCACGCACCCCGTTAGTGAAACATGCTTCACAATGAAATGGCACCATTCATCCGAGCTGAGAAAATAGAACGCGAGAGGCGTCGCGGATGCGCAAATCGCGCGCAACATTCTGCGCACTCTCATCTCGCAATATTCACTCGGCGCGCGAATATCGCGCGTTCGCAGCTCTGCGCGCGCAATAATTGCATGATTGCGCGCGAATATCGAATCGCGAGTGAGCCTAGATAAATACATGAAGCGCGGAAAAGCGCAATTAGGTAGGAAATCGCAAATCACGCGGCAAATATCTTCGAATGTCATTGTATGTACGATTCGCGCGCAATTCATATTTCTGCGCGCGAAAAAATACTGCGTCGTCGTTGGTGATCATGCTCAAAATGAGTGTCCACCGCGTACCAGCAGCATCATAGCGCGCGCATGGTTGCCAGTGCGAATAAGTGAAGAAATCGCGCGCTCATACGTGCGCGCATCATACTTGATATCAAATTTCTTATAGTACGTCGCAATTAGATTCACCGCTTCTATCGTTCCATATTTCAACGTTAACATGAATGGCTCTTCGCTTATGCCCATAATTCGTTGATAGAATGGTATGCGCATATTTTGATACAATGTTGTTGCGAAATCAATGTGCGCGCCAGCACACGCTCCACTAAATGCGTGCCATTGCAAGCGCGTTGATGTGTATATGCTATCAGCATCGCGGCGCGCAATTATCACGTCAATTAGGCTAATCTGCTGATTCATGCCTGCTCCTATCATTTCCTGCGGTTCGCTCGCGAAGTAATTGCGCGCAACGAAATACTGATCAAGAATCAATGACCCATATTTGCCCACTGCGAGCCCCAATGTGTCATAATCGCGCGAATCAGCCATTGCCTCGTATTCGCGCGAAAATGCGTCGTCGCGCGCGATTTTGTTGACACAAAGGAAATTTGGGAAATCGCGCGGATCCAAGAAAGCATAAATTGCAAGATATTTGTATGCGGACATTGATTGAAGAGTATTCTCTTCGCGCGCATTCATTTTTCGCGCGCGGAAAAAAGGCATTATTCGCGCAAATATCCGCAGTTTCGCGCGACCTCCGCTGCATATTGCGATGCAGAATCGTTTTTGATCGCGCAAATTATATCGCCCCATGATTCCGTGCAGATTCGCGATGCCCAGTGGCGCGCGAAACATTGCAACACATATTGCGCGGTCGGCGTGTTCATTAACGGCAGTCCAAAGATCTCCCGAATAACGTGCAAATTAATAATATCTGGGTCGTATTGGCACAGCAAATCAAAACAACACGTTATTGGACCGGGTATGTGCACCCTCCTGAGTACATGCGCGAATTCGCGCGCTTCGCCTATCTCATACTCTTTAGCGCGCCCTTGTGCAAGAAGCGAGCGAATTGCGTCCGTACACGCATTTGTGTACGCAAGAAAGAGATAACGCATCCACGTTTCGCGCGATAGAGGAAACATATTTGCCCCAATGATCCATGCGAGTTTCTCTGTATTGCAATGTGAACACGCACACAACTCTTCCTCCATAAGTTGTTTATCCGCGCGCACTAGAAATTCGCTATGGTGCGCGAGTAAATAATGCACGGCTTCATTTGATTCGCTTGCGAGCGCATGTTTGAAAGGCATGGCATTATATGGATGTCTTCCAAGCACATTCGCGCACAATTTGTACATGCGATTAACGAGATCCAAATGTTGTCCCGCACACGCGCCAGTGAAGGCATGCACCGACAATTCACTTATGTCTCTTTTTTCGTTATATTTTTTGCAACGGCTGAGAATTATGTCCACAAGTTCATCATGGCCGCCTTGCGCGGCATATAGAATCTCCAGCTGGTCGCACATCGCATAGCGCGCACCAAGATACTTGTCAAGGATAATTGAGCCGAACATACCAATGGAAATTACTAGATTGCGCCACCCTGTAGTTCTATGGCGCGCGCGGTATGTGTTTGCGGACGCAAGTATGATTGATTCGCGCGCGAACACGCTATCGCGCGCGACTATGGTCGTGTAGAGATACGATGGAAAATCGTTAGAATTCATGTAAGAGTAAATGAGGCGGCAAGAGTAATCATTCATTCTCTTGTATATTGCGGCGAGCGCGAATTCAAGTTTTTCGCGCGCAAAAAATACACTGCGATCTACGGTATCGCAATATTAATGCCGCGCTCACTCGCTGAATTCACAATACAGATGAGCAAGTGACGCGATCTGTGACCAGTATTCGCGGACGTGAGTACGCGGTTCCATTCTTTGCACGAACGCGCAGGGCCCCTCTTTAGCGCATTAACTAGCGCTTTTTGCGCGTGGCTTGGCATGTTGGCTGTAGAGAGTATGTGAGAAACAATGCGCGGATTCACAATGTTGGGAACCCACGATTGCAAAATGCTAATCCGGCTGGAAACTGCATTCTGATCGCCGCGGCAAATCGCGATCATCCCAGCCTCAACTCCGCGGTCTACTTCATCCTTGCAATTTGTAAAGAATTTAAGTATCTCGCGCATTATCTCGTATGATCCGCAAATACAAGCCTCGCGCATGCAACCGGATGCGTATTGATCTGACGGTACATAGGACACGATAAAATCTAGAATCCAATTCAATGTCGCGATCTTATACTTGCGAATTGTGTATAATAGCGCGCTCATAGCCGCTTGTCCCACGCATATACGCTTATCAATGTTATAGTTGTGCGCAATGTACTTCACAGTCGCGCCTTGTCTATGTTCGAGCGCGATAGTGCACATTTCAATGCATTGCGTAAATTTGAGACGCATGTTCGCGCGCACGATTTCCATTAGCGCAATATCTCCGCCCTGACATGCGCCAACCAGTGTATTCCAGAAAAGTGTATTCACATTGCGAAGATACAAAGGCATAAATCGCTCGTTATGATGACCGCGACACGCTCCTTGCATCACATGCGGAACAATGTACGGATGATTTACTAGAAGATCATGAATAAGCGCCATATGCCCGCAGCGACCAATACGTTCTCCCAATACTTCCAGGATATCGCGCCTTGCGCCGCGAATGATTCCCGCGTAGAGCAATGGCGCGGCATATTTCGCGACTTGATTCGCAAATTGCGCGCGACCATATGTGCGCTTCGCTGCTGTGTTGAACGGGTGATTCGCGGCGAATTGCGCGTATTTGCGCATGCACTCAGTAATTGCCATTGTTTCGCGCGGAAATTCGCGCTTACATTGCTTTGTCGCGCACAAGAAGACAAGAAAATCCGCGGGATTAAGACAAAAGCCAACACACTGACACAAGTGCGAATTCATGCGTATATTCATTCGCGAATGATTCATTTTTTGCGCGCAAAAAATGAACTACCGTGCGTTCCCCCGGCAGTCGTGGCTCCTAAAGTTTCGCAATTGCTTCCGCAAGCGCGCACGCGAACGCGGAACTTGAGGTGTGCGTGCGCGCGAGTTGCATACTTTCGCGCGATATACTCATAGATAAGCTCGTGCAAGTATTCAGAAACGTACGCAATCCGCGCGCACTGTCACTCGAACATATGTCGGAGAACCGAACACTCACTGCGCGATCCATAATCGCGCGGAGTGGCCGCGACAATGGCGCATATGGATCAAAGTCGCGCTGCATCAGATCGCGAACTTTCTGCGCAATCTGAGTGTTGCATTGGAGTGCGGCAACCATTATCTCCGACCACTCATTTTGAGGAACATAATGCAAATCCGCGTATTTGAGTGCGTTCGCGAGAAATGGAGAACACTTGCGACCCAAAATCACTCCAAGTGCGCGCGCATAGCAGTAATTGCGCGCGATTACGCCATATTTGTTTTTACAAGCATCCAAATGCGCGATTACGTTTTCGCGCGCGAAAAGAAGCGCCTTTAGATATCCTTCAATTCCCAGATTATACGTATTGTTTGGTACAGCGTCACCATAGATTCCCACTGTCGTTGCATGCACGCTTCCGGGTATATGATACTGAAACTCGCGCATCATTACAGGTCTTTCATCTGCATGCACTAGGTCCCACAGGAAATCCAAAAGCACGATATGTCCGTACTTACATGCCTCGCGAAATCCATGAACGATCAGTACAAGACGCGTCTCACTCTCCACGCGCTCACTTAGTGCGAATGCCTTGCTATAGGACGCGTTTATCTTAATTAAGAGCGCGATCGCGCTTGTGTGCGCGTATTTGCATGCCTTGCGCATGGCTTTCGGCAGAATAGTTGAGCTCGTGTACGGCCATATCGCGCGCATAAACTCAATATGCGCGCCCTTACATGCGCCGAGAAAGCACAATTCCGCGCGACCCTGACTGCATAAACATCTGAAAAGCAACCATGAATTGTTTTCGCCAACCAGCTTTTCGCGGCGTTCCAGGGGCGCACTCATGATTTCGCGCTCGCGCGCGAACACGTCTTTGCGCACAATCAAGAATGTCCGAATGTCGCGCGCATGCAAGTAAATTGCGACTTGTTGGTACATATGGAGGTCCATTGTGTAATTCTAACGCGTACATTCATTTTTTGCGCGCAAAAAATGATCACATTGCGCTCGTAATGGCAGCCGCAAATGCGCGAGTGAACGCGCGGTGTCGTGCGATTTTCAAATCCGCGCGCGATATTCGCAGGGAAAATCGCGCGATGAGTGCGAAGAATTTGCGCAATTCGCACGGATCCTCGCGCTCGCAAATTCGCGCGAATTGATTAGTCGCGGCCGAGTACAAAATTGTGTCCAACTCCACGGAAGGCAACGCGTTCCTCATCAGATCGCAAACGCGTCTTGTTACGCAAGATCCGCGCGTCATTGCGTAACTCGCGATTTGCGGCCATTCGCGCAATGGTACGTACTTTAGATTCGCATGCGCGAACGCCCGCGCAAGTAGCGTGGAATGCACGGCAAGAATAGTTCTAAGTGCGCGCGCATAGCAGTAATCGCGCGCGATTACGCCATATTTGTTGCCACATGCGTCCAAGTGCGCGATTACGTCTTCGCGCGCAAAAAGAAGCGCCTTTAGGTATCCTTCAGTTCCCAGATTGTAAAATGTTTCGCGCCTACTGCCCCAAGATAGCGTCTCTTCGGTGATCATTCCTCTGTACTCTTCCCGATATTCAAACGCGCGCGTAAAATTGATGCGATCGTCATCGCGCGCGAAATTCCACAGGATGTCTAGTATCGCGATGTGTCCACCCGCGCACGCACCACAAAATCCGTGGGTAATCATCGTGTTGCGCGGATAGTCTTCAGACGTTGGTATCCATCCGGCAAAGTATTGCGTGTTAAGATCAAGAAGAAATGCAATTGCGTACACTTGACCATTCTTGCACGCGAGATACATTGCATCCGCGAGGTTCAAGGCACAAATGCCTCTTGAACTTTTCCAAAGTCCGCGCGCATACGAGAAATGTCCTTTCCCGCACGCATCCGCAAATGTGTATTTTGGTATGATATATTGCAACTTCCATTTGATGGCGCGCACCAGCGCGCGCGAATCGTTCTCGCCCAGTAACGTTAGTTTCACTTCAACGTCAGTTTCGAGCGCGATCGCGCGCTCTTGTGCGTGCGCGTGCGCACTTACACAGAGGAAAGAACGAACGTCGCGATCAGGTAAATAGTTCGCAATACTCTTGCACAAGTAATCCATCTTTACCTTTCCGTGCGCGATTCATTTTTTGCGCGCGCAAAAAAAAACAAGACGGCGACTCACGCGCGATGCGACAAGAATACGCCCAAATCAGACACAAAGTAATCCGCAAATCCAGTTTTGTTTGTGCGTTTGACGCGCATGATTTGCGGCTTATTCGCGCGGAATGGCGAGTCAACGATTATGTGTGTGCCATTGCGCGCGATTGGTTGCCACGCGTCAGTCGCGAATGAATCGCCGATCAAGAACTTGCAATGCGTTATGCGCGCGTCGCTAATGTTTGGTTTGCCGATGGGAACATGCTTCGTATTTGGATACATCGTAAGCAGATCTTCAACTATGTGCTTCATGCCTGGTACCTTTATTGTCATTGCGCGCACGTTCGCAGTGTAGTGCGCGCCGTCGGCCGTTGCGGAAAGAATGGTCACCTTTCCAGAAAGAGTGAGTGTCGCGCACAAATGATGTATCTCTTCGCGCGATGGCCATTTGTAGCTCGCGAAAAGTACGTGATCAACGCGGGTTGGCACGCCATCATCCACAAAGCGCACATTTGCGCGATCTAGCGCGAGCAAATCGCGCACGAACGCGCGATCTTCCGCATCCGCGACACAATAGATCATTGGCGTTATTTTCCTCTTCGCGAGTCTGTGCGCGATTTTGCGCACAAAGTAATCACGCGCGATTGTCAGTGGCGTGATTACATCAAGCATTGCCTCGCCAAACACCAATTTCAGGCGCGAGATAAGTTGCCATGCTTCCTGAGTTGTATTTCCTGTAACAATGATGAATTGCCTCAGAAGAGCCAGAAATTCACGCGCGTGTGGCGTAATATCGTTTATGTGCCAGTCGCACGTAAATGGGCGAAGTGTCCCATCCAAGTCAATTGCGACAGTTTGCGTCGCCATTTCGCGAGCGAGTTGTTCCGCTATGATTTCCATAGGTTATGATTCTCACACGCACAATATTCACTTTTTCGCGCGGAAAAGTGAATATTATGGGTCAGCGAATATACATCATGCCATCCATTCACATAGAGCCAGCGGAGAACATTGGCATAACAACATCCATTGATGTGACCATTAGTGATTGCGCATACAATTATAATCGCGCGCGCACAATTGCGGATGCATACCGCGAGGTTCTCATACGCCTGACGCGCTCTATGATAGATACTGTTAACACCGCGCCATATCTTTCATTTTATGAGACTCTGCGCGAAGAATTGGATGATTACGAGCAATGTTCGTGTAGCAGCGATCACTCTTGTACAATGTTCTTTCCGCGCGATGTACTGCCGAATAATGACGTTCTCCTAGTGTGGTCGCGATTTGCGGAAGTTAATATTCCGTACTATGTTCCGCAAAATGCGTCACCCGGAATGCGCGCGATCATTTCGCACGTGCGCGCGAGTTTTGCGCGATACGGGTATACATTGCGCGGAAACAGATTGATATCTCCAATGATGGTCACTAGAGATCCAGAAGCTGATGATGATGATTATTGCGCGTATAAGTGGGTATTTCGCGATGTAAATGATGTTAATGTGTGCGACAATTGATGTGCGCGCGCGATCTTTCCTTTTTTTTGCGAATGATACGCTCGCGCGCACAATATACGAAATGTTCACGCTTCAACGACGCGGAGAGCTTCGCGCGCCCAACGGCGATCTCGCGCTTCAGCGCGAATTAGATAAGTATGTGCCGTACGAGTACATCCTTCGCTGGTTTCAAACGCGCGAGGGACGCGCTGGCATAGATAATAGACTTCTTGTGATTCAATCTGGAACCGCGAGCGGAAAATCAACGACGATCCCTGCAGAAATCTTCGGTACGCTTGTGCGCAATAGATATGCATCTGGCGGTGGTATTATTTGTACACAACCGCGCGTTTTGACTGCCGTCGCAAACGTCAAGCAAATCGCGGGAATACCGAAGTATGGCGCGTTCCTGAAAATTGGTGAAACTATTGGATGGAGTACGCAATTCTCAAAACTAAAGCCGCGCCGCATTGGCCTTTTGTCCGCGACTATGGGTATACTCACAATGCAATTGCAGGTATACACTGATGCGGAAATCATGTCAATGTATCGTTTTATTCTTATTGACGAGGCACATGAGCGACCACTTGGTGCGGACGTGACTTTTACGGCACTCAAGGGTTTCCTGCGACGCAATGCGCACATGACTAATTGCCCATTCGTTGTGCTAATGAGCGCGACAATTAATACCGCGAAATACGCGCACTACTTTCTCAGTGAAAGTAATCCGCAAGATGTGCTCGCGAATAATATTATCATTTGTAATGCCGCGCCATCATTCGAGCGCCAAAAAATATGGCCGGAACATCCAATTACAAATGTTATTGATGAAACAGTGCGCATCATTGAACATTTACTTGATACTGCTCCAGCACCTCGCGAAACGTGGGATCCGGCCTTTTCTGACGCATCGCACAAGCAAGTCGAACACGATGATATACTCGTTTTCTTTCCGGGGAATGCGGAAATCAGCGAAACGCACAGAGTGGTTCTGAGTAGTATGGTGAAACGTCAATCTGCTGAGCAAACACAAGCTATTCCAGTGCTATTAACTAGCGCTACTGTCGGCGCCAATGATTCTTCAGTGCAGAAACTTGATATTCCATTGCGCGAAATATCAAATAATATTTATGAGCGGCGCATCATTTTATCTACGAGCGTCGCGGAAACTGGAAAAACGTTCAATACCCTGCGGTATGTAATTGATGCTGGTTTCAGTCGCGAAAATGAGTACAACCCAAATCTCAAGGTGGAGATACTTTTATCTAAGCCTGCGCCGGTTTCGCGAATAACACAGAGATGGGGGCGCGTCGGTCGCAAGTTTCCGGGTGTTATCTACCCATTGTACACAGAAGAAACCTATGAAGGATTGCAAACTGAACAATTCCCAGAGATATTTACGTCTAACTTAACGCCAGTTATTCTGCAAATTGTTTATGAACAACAGAAAGTCAAATTCGCGAATAACGATCCGCGACCCTACTTTCGCGTTGCGGATATTGATATGCTTGATTTACCGCAACCAGACACACTTCTGGATGCACTTGAGCGCGCGCACGCGCTTGGATTTATCGCGCACGGACCTACGAAATTCGCAATTGACTTGGATGAATTCATACAATCTAATGAGCGCGCGACACTTGAGTGCGTTGGAATAACAAAACTAGGTCGCATCGCAATGGAATTAACGCCATTTCTTGATTCCCTAGAGAGTATTCGCATGATTCTCGCGGGCTTTGCGTGGGGCTATCGTCCCGTAGATTTGATCTCAACCGCAGTCTTTGCGAAACTCGAGCCTGCGACGCAACCAGATGAAAAAATGCGTGCGATTGACGTATCTCCCGCATATAACGCCATTTTCGCGCGCAGTGGTGTCCAAAGTGAATATCTAATGCGGGATTGGCGCGTGGCAGTTGGCGATACATTTCTTGATAGTTTAATGGTGAGCGCGCGATTTGATCGCTTATTCGCGGAGGCGCGCGAACAAGAGCAAATTGAGCAAGTGCGCGTAGCATGTCAGAAAATGTTTATTAACCAGGAATCGCTATTGCGCGCCATAGAAGCGCGAGATAACATTTGCGGAGCACTCCTTTCGCTTGGATTTGACATTTACCTCGGCGCATCCATCCTTGATTGCGATCAAGCATGCGCGCGCACGATCTTGCTTTATAAGCGTTGTATTTTTGATGGATATCGCTTGAATATCGTGCGGTGGGATGATCGCGCGCAAGGCTACAATACATTTACGGGTCTGCGAGTTGCGCCTAATTTCGTGGAAAAAATATTCACTGGCGCGCGCACACTCGTTTTTGATAAATTCAAAGGCACACTAAACGCGCGCACGATGACATATGATATAACTGCGAATCAAATGTCCGTTTTGGATGGATTTATTGGTGATGACCCATTATTCGCGCAATGACGCGCGCAAAGTCACTTGCGAGTGCGTCGCGGTGCGAATATCGCTGCGTTTTCTGGCGCGAAAATATAATGCTTGCCAGTATTGCCGCGCGCGGCAACGAGCGCGGCGCCATCGCGGCGCATAGCCGCGAGTCTTTTTTCAATTTCAATGTAATCAGTGCCCACGACTTGTCCTCGCGACTCTCCCGTGCGATAAAATGCGATTGTCGGTACGTAAGTTACGCATGCGCTTCCAACAAGTGCAAGACTCACAGTATCAATATCCACAATGCAAAAGCGCACGTATGGGTACTCGCGACTATATGCCGCACATTGCGCAGTCACTTGCGTGCTTGGCCAATCACTCGCGCGCGCGAATACGACAACAGTATATCCGGCGGATTTGATGACCGAAAGGAAGTGCTCATTATTCTCGATTTTTATGATCTTTGACATCGCGTGAACTATATATATAATCAGTAATGGACGCGCTCGAAGAATATCATAAAATTACGCTTCTTGTTGCGAATTTCGTTCCAGCAGGATCTGTGCGCCCCATGCATATTGCGAATCATACAAAGCTCGCGAACGCGCGACTCGCGCACCTTTTTGAATTGCTTGATGACGATACAATTGGACTCACAGCTCTCGCGCACACAGTTGGCGCGCACACAACTGACGACGAGGACGCGCGAGTGATCGTCATATAAAAAATCGCGCGCACGATATACAAATGGCCACAAGAACTATGATTTATCGTATTGGCGGAAATCCATTGGTGCCTGCGCGACTCGCGGTTGTGGCGCCAGATGCGACTGTTAAGTTCTGCCGCATAACGCACGCGGAAATACGCGCGACTACGACACTCGCAGATCCGAGAAACACCTTTGCGCGCGTTCACGTGCGCAGCGCGGATTCCCTAGTCGCGGAAATGGCACTTCCCGCTGTTCCCGCGCCTCCTATTCCTACGCCACCAGTGCCGCCATCACCATTGCCACCATGCATGGATGATGTGGTGCCAACATGGTATGGATATGCGTATCCATATCCCGCGCAAACTTTGATTGCGTTCGATGCTGCGGCTTCATTTGGTCCAAATATGCGCGCGGACATTAACTTAATGACAACACCGAATCAAATGCCGCCCATGGGTCCAACGTGGTACACTTACTTTCCATACGTCGTAACGATCTATACGACCGCGACCATCACAGCCACTCTCACCGTTCAATTCGCGTGATTGCGCGCAATACTGCTTTTTTTGCGCGCGCTAATATACCAAGGCATGGAAACAAAATACATAATCGCAATCATCGTCGCAATTATCGTTATATGGGCATTCACGCGCGCACGCGCAGAACCAATAGAAATGCGCTCATCTCTTGAGCAATCGCGCTACGGTATAGCGCCTCTTGGTGGATGTAGTGATCCGCCATGCCTTTATGGCAACACTTTTCGCGCGCTCGCATCAGATTGCGCGACAATCGGCGGTACAACCGTAGGGCGCAGTCAGGCTGCGATTAGTGCCGCAAAGGGAACTCCAGCGGAATACGTACCGTGCAATGCGTTCGTCTCAACTGGAAGTAGCGCAAAGTACGGCATAGGGCCGCGCGCGACGTGCGCGAAATGGCCGATTATTGCGCGCACTACTGGAGCGACCTGTCGCGCGATTGGCGGGCAAGCAGTGGGTTTTCCGCGCGACAACGAATCTACTGATTGCCAACTTGGATTGTGTCCCATTGCGCAAGCACCCTTGCGACTTGTTCCAGTAAGTACGCCAAACAAAGGCACAATCATTCTTGGCGCGGACTTGGGCGCGCGTTGCTCACTTATGGGCGGCAAGTATTCGCGCGACGGAAAATGCGCGTTTGGCGTGCTTTGACGCGCGAAAAAATGAATTTGCGCGCGAAAAGTATCAGCTTCCTGAGATTATTATCCAAGAAGATTATCAAAAATGATGGCAACTCTTATGTATTCGCCCGAGTTTAACGCGGAGAAGTTTCACCGCCCACTCGCATCTGAACCAACATTTGATCTCCCAACTAGTAGCGGAGTCTTTCTCAAAGGAATGATTCACGCGAAACCAGTTGAGAGAGTTATGTGGGTCTGCGACCCGCCACCGTACTACAATACCATTCGTTCGTCTACCGCAGACGAGCGCGTGGTAATGTATCTTGTTGCGCACGCAATCGCGCACGGATACGAAGCAAAGCCGCGCGCCTTGTTCTACTGCACACAACTCGCAGGTCGGTGCATGGAATCCGAGCACAAAGCGCTCATTACGAATCCAAGCACATCTCTGACAGGCAAACTTGGGCTCATTTACAAATTCATTCGTAAACCCAGTTGCCAAAACGAGCGCACTGAGGATGAACTTGCGAGCTTGTATCCATTGGATACGCTTTACCAAGCAGTTCTGGCATGCACACGCGGCACGATCTCAACGCAGAGCGTGTACATTTCAATGCACGCCACGTATGGTTGTCTGTCATTCCCATGGGATAAGGCAGAGACTAGTGACGATGTTCGTGTCCCAGTTGTGCTCGTAGAGCCTTTCAAGATCCTGCCACCGCGCCCTGGCATAGTCACGGGTGACTACGAGTCGCAACTATGCGCAATCATCGGCGACGTTCTCGTCGCGCCCTTTGATTCGCGCATTATGACCATCTCGTTCGCGCAAAATTGCGCGCTCGACCACGCAAGTGCGCGCGGTGTCAATTACGTGCGCTTCATTGTGACGTGGGATGTCGCAACGAACTGTGTTGTCGCGCTGAGGTGCGTTCGCGACTGATCTTTTTTTTGCGCGCGCCAATATAGCGCCCATGAAGTCATATTTGATACCGATCGCGATCATTGTTATCATCGCAATCATACTCGTTTTCGCGCGCACAAGGCCGCCATGTGAATCTCTTACGACAGATCAATGCGGAACTTCAAGCGTTGTGAGTCTACCCTATGATCCGCTTTCGCGCTACGATTTCATTGCGAACGCCGATTCCGCCTATTTTGCGGATCTTACGCACGTGACATCACTCAATTCCAATATTGCGCAACGTCATAAAGATCTTGCGAATGCGTGTGATGGAACACCGGGTTGCATTGCGTTCACATCCAATGGATATCTAAAATCAGGCATACTACCCGCGGAGGCGCAGGCGCGCGGTCACGTGGATTTTGGTTGCATACCGTGCGGCATTCACGTGCGCAAGTGCGCGATTCCAGAACCACTATATGCGGAATTATACCTCGTAAAAAACTACGGTGGCACGCGCTTCCTAGTTCCACCAGGAAGATATCCAGACGCAGAAAAGATCAGCAACGCGCTTGATGGCGGAACTATCAAGAACGATGGTTTGCAATCAATGAAAGTTCCAGTTGGATTAGTTGTAACACTCAATTGTTGGCGCGATTTTGATGGAAAATCGCAAACATTCACCGCGGGTAATTATCCAGATCTAACGGCGACAACCATGAAGAACTGCGTATCCGCGATTCAAATTAGTTACGCTTGAATTTGCGCGCCAAATATACCGCGCGCGATGGAAACATATGTAGTCGCAATCGCAATCGCTATCATCATTATCGTGACAATCATTATTGCGCGCGCGAAGTCGTCACGTGAGGCACTTACAACTGATCAATGCGGAAATTCAAGCATCGTAAGCGTACCTCACGACCCTCTTTCGCGCTATGATTTCAATGCAAACGTTGATTCGGCTAATTTCGCGGATCTCACGCATGTATCATCTCTCAATTCCAATATTGCGCAGCGCCATAAGGATCTTGCGAACGCGTGCGATGGAACACCGGGGTGTGTCGCGTTTACATCCAATGGATATCTAAAATCAGGTGTATTGTCCGCAGAGTCGCGCGATGTCGCGGACTTTGGATGCACGCCATGTGGTCTTTACACGCGGAAATGCGTGACACCGGAACCACTGTACGCAGAGTTTTATCTTGCGCGAAATTATGGTGGCACGCGCTTCTTAGTACCACCAGGCGGCTACCGAGACGTAGAAAAGATTAGTAACGCGCTCGATGGTGGAACTATCAAGAACGATGGCATTCAATCAATGAAAGTTCCAGTGGGATTGATTGTGTATCTCTTTTGTAATCGCAATCTTGATGGTACTGTGCAGTCTTTTCCCGCGGGCAATTACCCAGATTTAACAACTACTGTCGTTAAAAATTGCGTATCCTCCATTCAGATTTTTAACGACCGCAAAGTTCCGCGCGAGTCTCATTGGATTGATGTGCCAACTGAAATGCCCAAAAAAAAGAAGTAAGTCACGCCATGCGCGCATTCATCGCGCGCGATTTCCACACAGGAACCGCGTTTTCATCATCAGATGAATACCATACGTCACTATTCTTTTTTGCGCGCTTCTCCTTGCGATGCTTGTTTCGCGCTTCGTGAGCTCTTTGCTCGCACACGCTCTTAATTATTTCGGATATATCCGCGATGACCGTTGATACGTGACTGCATACGGATACCCTATTTGATTGCGGCATTTCGTATTTCTCGTCATCCGCCATAAGGTATGCAAGCGCATACCATTCTGACGCGATTGGCTCAATATCAACATCAATTGGCGGATTGCTATCCGAAACGCTCATTTGCGATACAAGGATCACGGATAGATCAATAGATGGAAAGCGCAATTCAAGGGCGCGCACATGAGGAATGTGGAAGCGCGTAATTTCCACCATCGGGCGAAACCGCCGAACAATGAGTGCGCGGGCATCCATCTCTAGAATAAGCTGCGACTCAGCCATTATTTATCTTGCCGTGCGAAATTCAAAAAAAGGAATGCGCCCAATTCGCGCGGCTACTGCGCATTCCGCGCGAATATCACATACTCCGCGCGTCCAATTCGCGCGGTCGCGCGCGCGCGCGATAGCAACTCTATATGCGCGAATAGGCGCAGCGACGCATCATTATCAGCGCGCACAAGTGCGTAAATCGCGCGATTATCGCGCTTCACTTCATCCAGCGCGAGAATATCGCGAATCGCGCGTGATGCATGTCCGCGTCCGCGCGCGCCCGGCGCAATCGCAATCATGAATTGCAAGCCCGCGCCAAGTGCGCGCGGCGCAGGATGAAGCCCAACAATACCTACGCAATGCCAATCGCGCTCATCTTCGCGCGCAAGAATAGCCCAATAGAAATACGTGCGCGCACTCCATGGTTGCGTATAATCTTTGGCAGACCAATTGCGCAATTCAAGAAGGCGACCCGATGTCCATATTTCGCCTTGACCAAGCCATTTCGCGATTTCCGGGTCGCGAACTATGCCATAAAGTTCAGCGTATTCTGGCTCGGTAATCTGATGAATAAACACACACTTCTGTTGCATTATCTATATTCTGCGCGCGCAATTCACTTTTTGCGCGCGAAAAAGTAATTTATGGAACTTCATGCAAGCCAATGTACGCCTTTTCGCTTCCATCGCGCGAACTAAAGCGCAAAATTGTTTTCTTGCCGCGCGCGCGATAGATTTGCATTGGGAAATCAAATCGCGCGATTCCCGGCGTCGCGACGCAATATTCCGCACTTGTATCGTCCGCGCGCGCAATTGGCACACTCAAAGCACGTTGCATGCTACCCACAATCGCCTCTTCAAATGCGGATATTTCGCGCGCGGGATGCGCATCATCGCGCGCGAATATTGCGAAAACGCTGAGCGCGCGCTCGAATACGCGCGAATTCGCGGATCC